GTTTCTGGAGCCTCCGCACCGTCAACATTTTGACGCCCCCCCGTCGTCGTCGTCGCGTCGTCGCGCGCTGGTGCGGGCACCCCACCCGATGCAGGTGGAGTCTCGAGCCAGAGCCGATTGAGTTGCCCGCGTACCCGCTGCCGAGTACGGAGCTGACTACGCCACTTGGGTGCTTGACGCATATGCTATTCCCCTCGTGCGGTCTTCTCGGCGTGGTGCGCATGGCACAAGCCGACGCAGTTCCCGATCGCCCAGAACAACAGCGGATCACCACGGTGGGGGATGACGTGGTCGACCTCGGTGGCCGCTGTCACATGGCCCTCACGCTGGCACACGTGACAGAGGGGATTGCGGCGCAGGGCCTGGGCGCGTACCCCCCACACGGGATGACGCCAGCGCGCCAGGTGATACCACCCCCACGCCTTCGCCCGGAGTGCCACCCCCGCATCATGCGCCGGACAAGGGCGACGCTCTGGGCACGTCGAGACCAAGCACGCCGGGGTGGGCTTCGTGGGCATCAGCGCACCACTTCCCGCTTGTGCCGTTCCAAGGTTTGGCGAATGTCCGCGAGTTGCCGGGTACGTAATGCCGCATTAATCAGGCGCAGGACTTCGGCCGTCCCGAGCGAGTCCATGGCTTCGGTCACGCTATGAAATTGGCGAATCTCGGTCTCGGTCACCTTCCCGCCGAACGTGACGGTCACATGCTCGGTCCACATCACAGCTTTTCCTGCTCTCCTTGTGAGGGTGCAGGCTGGGGAAGAGGAGCCGCTAGTTCGACGGTTCGCATCAGCAGCGCTCGGTAAACCTTATGTGAGACGCATTCCTCGTTCGAGCAGTTGTAGAGCGGTCGCCCGTGCGTGTCATACGACCGATAGCCAACCTTGCAAATCGCGCAGTAGCCGTTATCAACTTGCGGCAGACCGTCATTCAGGCTACGCAGCGCCTCGTAGAGTGCATCAGCTCGCAGCGTCTCAATCGGTTGCCAGGGTGCAGGCTGGGGCGACAGCGAGGCGGCGGCTTCTCGCAACACGTACGCGCACACCTTGCAATCTGGTCCGTCGCACGCTGCCACGATGCCACCTTCGCGGCGAATCGCAACGTTGAACAGCATGTGCAGCTCCCGGAGTTCCGCGCTCCGCGTGGGAGAAGTATTCACAGCACGCCCGCCCAGCGCGCAATCAACACCACCACGATCAGCAGAAACAGCACATCGATGACCAGGCGCACCGGCTGCGGATGCGCGCCGAACGCCGTCTTGAGCACAAACCAGATGAGCGCGACGAGCACGATGGCAATCAGCAGCGCCAGCATGGGCTAATCCACGTAGGTGTTATCGGGATAGCGGTCGCGAAATTGCGAGTGCGCGCCGCTGATGGTGTTGCCGGTGATGACCAGTTCCCGGATCTGGCCGCTCGCGTTGTCGCCATGATTCGCCCCGCCGATGCGAATCCCGTAGCTCCCGTAGTTCCAATCGCAGTTCACCACGCGCAGCAGGTCCACGGGGTCATCGTCGCCGACATCGATGAAGCTCGAGCCGTCGTGGCGAATCAGCGCATCCTCGACGATGAACGACTCCGGCCCGCGGCCAATCAGGCAGAACCGCCCGCTGCCGCCGAACTCCGCCTTGTTGGTGTGGTACTCGCCGCCGACGATCGCGACCTGCGTCCGCGGCAGGCTGCGATCGTCCGCGTCGACGCCGGTGATATTCACAATGCCGCCGACGTCCTGGACGTGGCAATTCTGGACCACGACATTGCGCACACTGCCGCCGCGCGTCGGCGTGAACATGAACGCATACCCGTCTTGCGCCGATTGCCAGCACTGCGCCAGCGTGCAGTTCTCAATCAGCACGTCGTGCCCGTCTTTGAGCTCGAGGAGATTCTTGACGGGAATGCCGGCGGTTCGCCAGGCCATCGGCTTCGCGAACATCGCATTCCGAATCGTGATCCCGGTCGGCCGGCACCCGGGAATTTTCATCGCATCGCCGCCGACCATCAGGCATTCACTCGCCGCCTCGAAGTAGCCGCCCTCGACGACCACCGGCCCGGGCGCGTTGCCAATCCAGATCGCCTGGCTGTCCTGGTTGTCGGGGTCGTAGCAATCGCGCACGTCGCAATCGACCAGCGTGACATCGGCCCCGTTGATTTCAAAGGCGCGCTTGCCGCGGTGCCCCATCGACGAGACACCGCGCAGGGTGATACCGCGCGGCGCCTGGTCGACGGTGGTTTGTTTGTCGTCGTTGCGGCCGATGCGCAGCGCCGAGCCGTAGGCCGTGGCGACGATGGCGAGCGCCCCGATCTCGATGCCGTCGACGTCGACGGGCACCTCGAGCGCAGGCGCCGTGTCGCCACTCACGGTGTTGAGGCTTTGCCCCATGAGGGTCGTCGTCGGCGCGTCGCAGTGATAGCCGTCGGGACAGGCGCAGGTCAGCTCGGGCGCCAGCAGCACCGTGCCGCCCGCACTCAGCGCCACCTGCAGGTCGGCGGCGTCCGTCACCACGGTGTCGTCGCCGGGTTCAGGCTCAGGCCCGGGGTCGGGCACTAGGAGCTCGTCGCGGATGGCTTGCGTCGCCGCGTCGATGGTGTCGCAGTAGCCGCGGATAGTGTCGGGGTTCACGATTCGGCCTCCGCGTCGCCAATCAGCCGGCGCAAGATGGCGATGGTCGCTGCGTCGGGCGGGTCATCGGTGCTCATGTCGGGCGGCGTCGCCGTCCCGGGCTTCACGGCGACGTCGATGTCGCCCTTACAGCGCAGCGAGGTCAGCGACTCGAGCACGATCGGCAGGTTGATGGGGCCGTGGGCGTGCAGGCCGTCCATCAGCGCGTGTTCGATTTTTGTCACGCGCTCGACGAGGTCGTCCATCTCCTCGCCCATGACCATCGACGCCTCTTCGAGCGCCGTGACGCGCGCGGCCAGCTCGCTGCTATCGGGCGGTACCGTGCCCCCGCTCTCGCCGGGCGTGACCACCGGCGGCCCGCCCAGGTCACGCCACTCCCACAGCAGCGAGCCCGGCGTGGGGCCATCGGTCAGCGGCGAGAACGGATGCGAGTAGTACCCGAGGTCATCAGGCGTGGCGGTCGGTAGGAAGATGCGCCCCGCGATGCGGCCGTCGCTGCCGATCTGCTGCGTCATCGCCGCGAACGGCATCGACGCATCCGGCACCACGTACGGCCCGAGCCCTTTCGGAATGCCACTGCCGCCGAGCACGGCCTCGTAATCGTCGGCGGGCTGCCCCGGCGCCCGCTGGATGGTGGAGAACAACAACTGCCCATACTCCGCACTGGTCATCGGTTCGTCCTCTGGGCCTCGGCGACCCGTTCACGGGATTCGGTGCAGGTCGTCCAATGCACGGCGCCCTGGTCAATCACGGTCACGAAACTCCCGTCCTGGCGTTCATACACGCGGCTGATGTCCAGCGGCAGGTTGACGGGAATCTTCGCACCTTTGCCGATGGTGGTCACCCATTCGATCGCCGCCTTGCAGGTGTCGGCGCGGCAGGTGCCGTAGGCCGGCGGGCTCGAGCGAATCACGGACAGCGACTCCCATTTTTGCGACATGTGTCCTCCGTGTGACCTACCCTGTCACGCCCTTATGCCCGCCGCCGGACGTGCGCGACCAGCACGGCGTCGTATGTCTTGCGCACGAGGTCGGCGTCGTAGCGCAGACCGCGTTGCGCACACAGCGTCTTGAAGTGCTCGCCGGCCGTGCTGACGGTCAGGTCCTGGTCGACCGTCCTGGCGAGCTCGAGCGCCTCCCGCATCACCACGCAGGCCGTCGCGAACGTCGGCGCGTTTTCTCGTCTCGCGAACGCGAGCCGGCGGGCACCGCCGGTGCTTGTACGCTTTTGATCTTTGGGTACTGGTTTCATGGATTCATGGATACCGCGCGCGCGCGAGTCCGCGAAGTGTCCACGCTGGACAGGTTTTCCTTTCGCCCCCCCGCGCGCCTGCGCTTTCCGCTGCCGGTCGAGTTCCCGCTTCTCCTTGACGGTGGAGGCTTTCGGGTTCCACTGGTGGTAGTCGTGAATCTGGTAGCCGCCCTTGACCTTTCGCCAGAGGCGAATCGTGCGGTTTGCTAAAACTTTTGCGATCGATCCGCTCTTTGAAACCACACCACAAGACGACACAAACGCATCCGGAATGAACCCGTCGGTGAGATGTTGCCGCGCGTAGGTGATACCCAGGAGGTAGAGATGCAGCGCCTGCGAGGCGCCACCCGGGCCGAGCAGCGCGCCGGCTTTCAGAATTTTTGGATGCGTCGGCAGGCGGTCGTCGAGGTAAAGCATTAATTCTCCGTAAGGTCGTCCTCAGGCAGAAACTGCGACAGCCACTCGACGAGTTCTCGATCTTCCGGTTCTTGGTCGTCGTGACTCTCCAGCCAGACGATCAGCGCGGCGAGCTGATCAGGTCTGGGGCATCGATCAAGCGGGCTATCTGGTTTCGCCATTTCAAGATCACCAGTGAATCTCGCCGACGTCGAGCGGGGCGACGATGGCGTCCACCTGAGAAGGCTTGTATGGACAGTCAGCCCACCACGCCGCAAACCGCGCTTGGTACTCAGGTACTGAAATCACGTGTTCGGGTTGGCTGAACTGTGACCAGCCAATCTGCCCGTCGCGGCGCTTCACCACAATCCACACCGTGAAATGCTTTGGAATCGCGACGAGATCCTTCAACACGCGATACTGCGATGGATCGATCTTTTCGCCTTCCTGCTTGAACTCTTGAAACAGAAAGCGATGCGTTCTGACATCGTGGGTCACGGCATCCACATCGGTGAACGAGCTCCCGCGGTGTCCGATCCCCCCGAGAATCGTGTCGAAATAATTCGAGATGCCGCACTTGCACTTTCGGAGCTGGGTCATCGCGCATCCGGCTTTACGAGCACCACGCCAAACACGCTAAACGCCTTGCGAAACGTCGCGAGGTGGCTCCCGACGTACAGCACCGCTTGGCCTTGCAGCGGCGTGGCGGACTCACGGTCAGGACTCCAGAACCGGACGCGGCCCTTCGGAAAACACACCGCAGTTGCCACGTCGGAGAGATTCCGAAACCAATCCGTTTCCGTGGCGTTGTTCACCAGCACCAGGCCCGCCGTGATGTCCTTCGCGATGACGCTGGCGGCGAACTTGGTCGTAAAGTCGTCGATGGCGGGCTGGGCATAGGGCGGGTTCATCCACACACGCCCGCGCCAGGGCTGCGCCAGTCCGTTCTGCTCGAGGGTGTAGAAGGTTTTGGCGCCGACTATCTCGTTCGCTTCCGCACTGGATGCCGGATCGAGATCGATCGTCCCGAGCACCGCGCGGGCCGCCTTGATGTAATCGGCCGGCGTATACCATTCGTTGTTGCCGCTGTTATGCCCAACGTGCGCGCCCTTCGAGGCGTTCGCGATCTCGTTGTAGGCGTCGCGAAACCTTGGTCGCGGGTCTTGTAAAGTGAACTTTACGACTACCTGCCGCACATAGTTGACGTGCATCGCCGAGTACGGCTCACCAGTTCGCACGTTGATCCATTGCGCCGCCATTGCGCGCTGTGTGGCGCCGGCTTCGAGCTGTGCCACCACTTGCCCGGCCTGTTCCCAGAGCATCGCGTCGGCGTCGTCCTCGGCCGTCACAATCCGTTGTTCGAGCGCGTTAATCTCGCGGATGGCGAAATCAAAGACGGATTGCACGATAGCGGTCTGTTGTTTCATGCGCGCTTCTGCCAGTCCTTCGGCACCGGGCCAAACCGCCGAACATCCGGGTCCTCGGTCTCGACCCCCAGGCACGACTTGGCGAACAGCCGCACCGCATCCACGAACGCCTGAAACTCTTCCGGCTTCAGCCGGGACGTATGCGGCACCGCGATCGTGCGGACTTCCCCGTCCGGCCAATTCGACAGCTTGTGCACCGTCGGCTTGGGTAAGAACCACTGCACGCACAGGTCATGGATTTCCCCGGTGGTGCGCCCGGTCTTCGCGGCCATCGCCGCGTAGACGACGCCCCAGAGGTAGGCATTCGCGCGGGGGGAACGGATGCGAGGCATCAGAACGGCGCCTCCTCCGCTGCTGCCGGCTTGGGCACCGCCCGCGCCCGCGCTTTGAGCGCCTCCCACTCGTCGGCGTGTTTCGCCTGGACGTGTTCCTTCAAGTCGCGGCCGGACTTCTGCCACGCCTCGAGCAGCGCCGCGACGCCGTCCTCGGCGACGAGCGCCATCCCCGCCCACCAGCTGTCGAACTTGACCGGGGTCGTCGGCTTCGCGGGCTTGGTAGGCTTCGGGGCTGATGGCGCCAGTGGGGTGGCGTTGCGGGGTTCGGCCGCCTCGCCGTCGTCGTCCTCCGGCGCAATGCCGACCATCGCGGCCAGGCCGTATCTGCGCCCATACGTGATCGCGCTGCCGACGGCCTGCGGCGTGTTCTGCCCGGCGGTCAGCGTCAAGTCCTGGGCGATCCATTCGCCCGAGCTGTGCGCCAGCATCGTCGTCACCGTGACGTGAATGCCCTCGGCCCGCGTCGGCTGCAGATACGCAATGCCGTGTTTCGCCAGTGGGTCGCAGGCGTCGCACACGGAGGCGAGCGTCGGATACTTCGATCGAAAATGGGGGTTCGTCGCATCCTTGGCGGCGCCTTTCATTTCCCCTTGTGCCTTCGCGAGCGCGTCGGTGAGCTTGCCGATACTCGGCGACATGCGCACGCCGTCACTCGCCGGCGCCGGCGGGTCGGTGAATTCGTCCAGGGTCATGCGGTCACCCCCATGCGGTCCCACCGTAAACGTGTGGCGCCTTGGTTGAACGGCTTGCGACGCCCGATGAAAAGTTGCCACTCGCTTTCGGCGAGCACGACATCCGCGTTGACACGGACGGGATAGAACCCGAGTTGCGCTAACCGTCGGCGTTCGCAGGCGGTAAACCATCGCCCTAACGCCTCCACCGTCCGGCAGGCGCTGCCGTATGTCATGCCTAATGGCAACGCGCGCAGGGTGCTAAGAGGGAGGAGGTCCATGAGGGTTTCTGTTAACCGACCCGCGGGGGCGTCCCCCTCGATCCACGTGTGACTAAACCCTGGCCGCCAGGGCCCTCGTCCGTCATCGGCCTGTACGCGATACGCGACCGCCCTCATGACCGGTCCTCCGCTGTCGGGTCGACCATCGCCTCGGGAATCACGCATTCGTTGAAGGTGGCAATGTTGGCGTCCAGCACAATCGCCACGGCCTCACTCCGGGCATAGCGGCCCGCGGCGCGCACGTCGCTGGTGTAGCCGCAGCGATCGGGCGCCCACCAGGCGTTGTGTTCGATCGACCAGATCAGAAACTTCATCGCCAAGACTCCCGTTTCGCTTTGACCGGCGGGTGGTCCCAGTCGTCATAGCGGGCCATGTCGCGGGCAAACCGGGCGAGCGCCCAGACCACGCCGGCCCCGAGCAGCAGCACCGCGGCGCCGGCGAGCGCGAGGGTCATGTCGTTATCCCTTCGGCGGCGAGGATGCGCCGCGCGAGCCATTCCGCGATTTGCGGGACGATCGCGTTGCCCAGGCCGCGCAGGCGGTCCACCCGAGCGGGTACCCCATGAGCCACTCGACCCACGTCGGGTTCAAACTCCCACCAGTTCCCTGCGACGCCAAGTAGTCCTGCAGGTTGTAACGGTTCTCGTCCAAATATCTGTGGGCTTGTCCACTGCGGTTGTGACTGTCGCGCGCTTGCGGCGTCGGCACCTTCGGCCACATCCGCTCCGGCGCCACCGCGCCGAGCAGCATCGGATAGCGCGTTCCGTGGTCGCCCTTCTGATAGGGGACGTTCTTCGCGTCCTCCGCGCACGGCGTCGGCCATTGTTTGACTTCCCGTGCGAGCGCACGACCTTGATGAGACTGCAGCCCCACTTTCGCATCCGTCGCGTTCGGTGTCGCCCACGGCTGGATAGGCGACGAGCCAGACGCGGTCTCGTCGGTGAGGCGCACCAAAGGCTGAAGCTGGTAGGCTCTGCCACTCCGCGTCATACCCGCACGCGGCCAGGTCTCCGAGAACGGTACCGAAGAACCGTCCAGCCTCACTGGAGAGCAGTCCGGGTACATTTTCCGCCACGACCCATCGGGGTCGCAGCTCGCGAATAAGTCGGGCGAACTCCGGCCAGAGGTCGCGATCGTCGGTGGAGGCGCCGCGTCGGCCGGCGAGACTATGGGGCTGACAGGGAAAGCCTCCGCAAATAACGTCAACTGCTGGGAGGCAGGCGGCGCATACATCCCGCGCACCGCGATGTCGAGCGGCGTCAATCCCGGTACGCTGTTCGTCGGCTTGCCTCTCGCATATCCCTGCGGCGTGGGCCATGTGTCCATCAATCCTCGCCGCGCCATCGACTGCAGACTGGTCTCGTACCGCTTGCCGTTGACGGTGCTGTAATTGCCCGGCATCGCTCGCAGCGTGGGCCAGAGGCCTGTGGACTTGTCGGACATCCTCGTAGCGCCTCACGTTCGGCCAGTGCTGCGCGAGCACGGCCCGGCAAAACGGATCGATTTCCACCTGCCAGCGGATGTCGAACCCGGCCCGCGCAAAGCCGAGATCGAATCCGCCGATACCCGCAAACAGCGACCCGACCGTCACCCGACCCGCCGGAGGCGCCCGACCGGCGCGCGGGCGATGAACTGCCGCACGTCCTCGCCGGCCCAGCGCCGGCGCGAATCGACCGACGGCAACGTCGGAATCGGGAACGTGCCGACGGCCAGGCGCCGCTGAATCGAGCGCCGGCTCGTGCGCAGCGCCCGGGCCACGTCGTCGATGAAGCAGACGTTCGGGATGTCGATGGTCGCGGTCATGCGGCCACCTCCTTGACGGTCTGGCGGATGGCGCGCATCACCACGGCGGTCGAGAGGCCGAGCACGTCGGCCAAGGCCTCGACGGTGCCGTAGCGCGGGTTGGTGATTTTGCCGGCGTCGAGCTGGCTGATGGTGGTCTGGTCGATGCCGGCGAGCTTGGCGAGATGGGCCCCGTTCGGGAACCCATGCTTTTCTCGGAGTTCGCGGAACGTCATAGCCCGAGACGATATTGATTCAAATCATGCCGTGTCAATGAAATTGTTCATGTATCGCTGAAGCGATACGCGAAGGACCGATCGTGACCGGTCGAGGCGCGCCAGCCGCTAGGAATTAATTCCTAGACTCTGCTATACTCGGCCGACAGGTAGAGGGGGAGGCGGTAACGTTTTGCGGTCACTGGCAGGAATTGTTTCTTACAATGTGCACATGACCTCTGGCGACCTCTGGCGCGCGGTCGGTCGTGCGCTGCGCGAGGTACGCGAGCGGCGGCCAGGCAAAACCTTCATTGCCTATTTCGCCGACCTCGCCGAGATCGATGTCAACACGATCAGCGCGATCGAGCGCGGCCGGCCGGGCACCATCGCCAAACTCGAAGATTACGCCGGCGCGCTGGGGCTCTCTATCGTCGACGTGCTTTCGTCAGTGCTGAAAGCCGCGGAACAGCGCCCCACGCCAGAGGCCGCCGCCTTGCTGCGGTGCTTCGAGCATCTGGGCGTGGTCGATCGGCGGCTGTTGCTGGAATCGGCCGAGCGCCTGCTGGAACAGCACGAGGCCCGAACCCGGCTCGAGGCACAGGTTGCAGCCGCCGCAGCCACGCCACCAGCAACGCCTGGTCGGCGACCGAAACCGCCGCAAACAACATAAGCAGCTCCCGTTGGAGCGTCGTCAGTCCAGCCATAACGCGCTCTCCCGGGGGAATCGTGCAGGGGATGAGACCGTCGCGAAGGCGCCGCCGAAGCGGATTACACGGTAAGACACCTTACGACCAACAAGCAATATGCCTAGGACTAAAGTCCTAGCGGCTCATCAGCAGGAAACGATCACCATGACCGAAGAAGAAATCCGCGAATTTATACGCCGGGCGCAGGCCGCCCAGGCCGCCGTCGATCGCATCCTCGCCGACCCAGGCGAATGCACGTGCCGAACCTGCGGACACGTCGCCTCCGCGCACGTCGGGGGGGTCTGCGCCCACTGTGGGCAGAAGGGTTGCTGGTCGTGAGCATCTACGACGGCCACCCCGGCATCAAGGAGGACCAGTACGGCATCCGCGCCAACGTCAAGGTTGGCAGCCAGCAGAAGGGCAAGCGCTTTAAACGCGGCACCCCGATCAAGACGATCACCGACTGGCAGGATCGGACGCGGGTCGCGCTGCGCGACGGCGCCGTGCCGCTGCCGAAGGATCGCCTCGCGGTCGACGCCGCCCGGTACCTCACGCACCAGCGAGCGCAGCTCGCGCCCTCGTCCTATGCCTCGCTGGTGTGCGAAATCAACGCCTGGCTCGCCGTGTTCGGCCAAGTGCCGCGCCACCAAATCACACGCGAGATGGTGATCGACCAGCGCCACCGCTGGCTCACGGAACCCCGCGGCGGGCCGACGGCGCGCAAGGGCACGCGCGAGGCGCAGCCGCACGCGCCTAAGACGTGCAACCACCGGGTCCGCGCGCTCGCCGGCCTGTATCACTTTCTCGATGGCAGCAAAGCGCCGACGCCGTGCGACGACGTGCCGAAGCTGCGCGAGCCGGAGGCCGATCCGAAGTTTGTGCCGGTCGCGACGGTGCAGCAGGTCGCCGCCAAGATCACCGACCCCAAGACGCGCGCGCGGTTCATGGTGCTGACCGCGACGGGCCAGCGCCCGGCGCAGCTCAAACGCGCGGAACCCGCCGACCTTGACCTGGCGCGCGGCGTCTGGCTGGTGCGGCCGGCGAAGGGCGGCCAGGCCATTCCGGTCGTCCTCACCAACGACATGGTCGCCGCGTTCGCGGCGCTCGACGCCGCCGAGGCCTGGGGTGACTTCGACGGCAGCGACTACGCGAAGGACCTCTACGCCGCCGGCTGGCCGAAGGGCATCCGGCCGTACAACGCCAAGCACACCGTCGCGATCACGCTGGGCGAGGCCGGCGCCGAATGGGAGGACATCAAGGACTGGTTCGGCCACAAGGACATCAAGACGACCCGCATCTATGCCGGGCACATCCTGCAGCGCAGCCGGGCGATCGCGCAGCACCTCGAGGGGCGCCTGGGCTGGACTGACAGCGGAAAACTGACAGCCGAAACTGACAGCCGCCAGCGTCCCGACGGGACGCGACTTGTCAAAAATAGGCGCAATTTGTCGCAGGTCGAAAACGGCCCGCTGTCAGCCGTTTCTAAGGGGAAACGGTGATTTTAGGCCCGTATTCATTGAGGGAAGGGAGTTGCGGGGGCGGGATTTGAACCCGCGACCTTTGGGTTATGAGCCCAACGGATCACGCAAAAAGCCCCGCCAATGTGGCACTGGTAGCCTGACTGGTAGCCGCCGACCGTCTCAGCTCGGCGTGTCGATGCCCGCGAGCGCGTTCCACAGGCTCAGAATCTGCGACTGTAGATCGATATCGGCGATGGTGCAGGTCGCGGTCTTGGTGGCCTCGTCGTAGGTCGTCGCGTTGACGACGTTGACGCCCATGACGACCTGCGGCCCGGCCTGCGTCGCGGCCTGCTGCGGATTGCTCACCACCTTCTGCGCGTAGAAGGCGCGGTTCTGGTGATAAGGCGTGGTCCCCGCTTCACTCAGGACCGTGGGGCAGGCAAAGGCCAGCATCGCCTGGACGCGCTCCATGAAGCCGCCGGGGCCCGTATCGCGCGTGAGCGCCATCTGCTGGGTCGTGACATCAACAGCCATTTATCGCACCTCAAACGTCAGCGAGACATGCACCGCCGCGGAGCCGCTCAGCGTGCCCCCGGCGGTCGTGACGATGTGGACGGTGTGGGTACTGGCGACATAGGCCCGCCCGTCGACGACCCCGCTGGCATCCGCCAGGTACGCTACGCGGGTCGGCCCGTCATACAACGTGGCCGCCTGCCGGCCAAAGGGAATCACCAGCACCAGCGCCGAGACGGGCGCCGCCAACGGCGCGGCCGCGATCACCAGCGACCACGTCAGCGTCGTGCCCACGAGCGTCGCCCGGTTGACCAGCACCTGGGCGGCGCCCACCGTCCACGCGGCCTCGAGCCCGCTGAACAGGTCCGGCGCGTAGCCGATGGCGGCCCAGTGCCCGAGCGGGACGGTGCGCCCCTTCTCGTAGACATCCCGGCCAATCTGGGCATCGCCGCCGCGGTTGAGGACGAGCGCCTGCGCCTGCACCACCGTCTCGGCATCGTTCAGGGCTTCGACCAGAAACACCTGGGCCGTGTTGATCAGCCGAAAGACGCGCGCCTCGGCGGGCTGCGCCGTGTCGGTCAAGACGAGATGCGGGTTGGCCTGCGTGAGGGTTTGCGGCGCGAGAAACGTGTTGGCCTGATCGCGCCGCGCGACATTGCTCGAGAGCCGCGCGTCGGGAACCGTGCCGCTCAGGAGCTGCGACGCGTCGAGCGGCGTGCCGTCCAGCCCGCGCGCTTTCAGGATGCCCGTCCCGGGGTCGGTGGCATGATCCGCGCCCGCCCCCACCGTCACGCCCCCGCCGGGATGAACGCGCACATGCTCGACGCGCGCGCCCGGCGAGAGCCCGGTATGGACTTCGAGCGCCTCGACCTCGAAGGCGAGCGGCTGATAGGTCTGCGTGTCGTAATTGCCGCACGAGATGCGCGCCCGCGCGAGCTCCTCCTCGTGGCGCATCGACAGCCCCGCCGCGTAGTTCTGCGACATCAACATCCGCGCCCCGGTCGGATCGCCAATGAGCGCGTCGATCGCGGCGCGCTGGGCCGCCGTGCGCGGATTGACGGTCCCCGTCACCAGGAAGTCGCCGTCGACCGACTGGTCGGCCGTGAAGATGTTCGCCTGATCGGTCCACGCGGCATCCACGAGCGCGTCGCCGCCGCCCGGTTCATGCGCCTCGTGATGCAGCATCAGCGCGGGCGCGCTGCCCCCGCCGCCGCTGCTCACCCCCGCCCCGCCGCCGCCGCTCCCGGCGACCAGCGCCCATTGCTTGTAGGTCGTGCGCCAGTTGACCGCGGTCTGGAACAGCGGCCCCTCGTGGGCGGTCACGCGGTAGACCAGCAGCGGGTCCTGCATTCGGGTCTCGACGTCGGTAATCAGGAAGGCGCCGGCGAGGCTGCGGTTCGCAATCGTGATCGTCTGCGTCTGCCCCGGGATCAGGCCGGGCGTGATCGTGGTGTACCGGACTTCGCGCCGCGGGGTCGTCACCTGGGCGAGATACCCCTCGGCGACCGCGAGCGCCTCGTCGTAGTGAAAGATCGCCGGCTCGTGGAATTTGGTCTCGATGAACATGCCGAGCGCCAGCACCAGCGCCTCGTCGTCGACGCGGATGGTCAGCGGAAACTGCGCCGTATACGGAAAGACGATCGCCGCCGCCGCCGCGGGCGCACTGCTGCGGACCAGCGTATACATCGGCTGATGCGGCGCCGCCACGGGCGCCAGCTCCCACAGCTCGCCCGGGCCCACGGCTTCACTCACGCCGTTGACCGTCAGGGTCCCGCCGTGCGCGATTAGGGGATAGTGCAGCAGAAAATCCGTGGTCGTGCCGTCCCCCGTGAACGTGTCGACCACGGTGCGCGGCGACGAATCCCCGGCGATGAGCCAGACACTGGTCGCGAATTCGGTGGCGATCGGTTCGACGAGAATGTCGCCGATCGCGACGTCGGTCCCGTCCAGCACATCGACCGGCGCCGGCGTCGTCACGGGGTCCCACATCGTGAGCACGCGCGTATAGTCGATGCGCCAGACCATCCCCGTAATCGTCGCGAATTCGTCCAGCACCTGCGCGATCGAAGCGACGTGATAGGTCCGCTGCGGCAGCACCGGCCCGGTCACCTGCGCCGGGTTCAACGTCACCCCCGGCAGATAGAACAGCAGCGCCTCGAGCGCGTAGATCAGCGTCTCGGCGGTGCCGCTGACGCCGTCGACAAACCGCCAGTCGGCCAGGCCGTTGAAGTCGACCGCGGTGATGTCGTAGAGCTGCGACGGGACGTTGGTGCGCGACGTGGCCGCGCGTTCGATGACCGTATCGACGAGGCCGCCGAAGATGCGGACCCCGTCGTAGGTGACGACGATCTCCTGGCGCACGTCCGGCGCCACCGTCGGCAGCGGCAGCGTCGCCGACAACCGATCGCGGCCGTTGACCGTCGCCTGGATCGACAGGGACTCGTGCAGGATGCGCTGCGGGGTCCCGTCGATGGTGACGACCAGCCCCGCCGCGACCGCGATCACGAGATCGACGGCGCTGCCGGCCGTCACCATCGTCCCCGCCACGGGCGACTGGCTGATGACGTGCCCCGCCGGTACGCTGGCGCTCAGGGCCGTGGTGATCGTCCCGACGGTGAGGCCGGCCGCGGTGATCGCCGTGGCGGCGTCCGCCTGGAGATCGCCCACGACATCCGGCACGGCGATGCCCGCCGGCCCGGTGGAGACGACGAACCCCACCGCCGATCCGCCGGCCGCTTCCGTCCCGGCGGTCGGCGACTGGCTGATCACCAGGCCGGCCGCCACGCTGGGACTGGCACTGTAGGTAATCGTACCGACCGTGAATCCGGCCCCCGTGATGGTGCTACTCGCCGTCGCTTCGGCCAGGCCGACCACGTCGGGCACCAGCAGCGGCCCGCGCAGCGCGATCGTCAGCATCGCGTTGACGCAGGCCGCCACGGTGACCGTCGTCGTCCCGATACTGCCGGCGACGGCTTTCTGCCCGGTGAACACCGCAATCCCGCCGCCGTTGCCTTGGCCGGAGCTTTGATCGTGGCGCTCCGTCAGGCTCGCGAGCGCCGCATTGGCGACGCCGGTAAAGGCCGGCGTGCCGATGTCGAGGTCGTGCGTGATGGCCTGGACGATCAGGGTGTCGGCGACCGTGGTGGTCAGCGTCGGCAGCGACGCATTGGCGGCGGCCGTGGCCTTCACGGCGCCGGCGGTCACGTCCCACGGGACGCCGATCGTCGCCAGGCCGGTAAACGTGATGATGACGCCGTGGTTATGGTCGCCAGAATCCCCGGTCGACGCCGTCGGTTCGGCGCCCGACGTGGCCGTTTTGTAGAACACCGTCAACTGCGTGCCGGTGGCGCCCGCGCCGGTCGCCTGGGGTGAGTTCGCGACCGGCGTCCAGCCGCTGGGCGTGGCGGGGACGGGTTCGCCGCCACACGTCTCGATGAACAGGAGGGCGAAGTCGCCGGCGGCGTGCCCCACCGGCCAGCTAATGTTGGCCGACCCCGCTAAGGCGGCGGCGGTACTGGCCGCCTTGAAGACGGGCATCGCCATCGCTTACGCCAATCCGTAGCGCTTGACGACGCCGGGAATGCGCGGCACGACCGCCTCCGCGAGTTGCCGGCCGTCGAGGTTGATGACGGCGGTCCCGCCGCCGCTCGTGTTCGGCGCCGACTGCGCCACCGCGTCGCCGGAGAGATTCGGCAGCGCCAGCGACCGCAGCGCCAACGCGACCCGATCGATCTGCCCGTTGACGACGTCACCCCAGGCGCGCCACTGGTCCTCGTTGGCGCGCAGGAGCGGCTCGAGCGCCTTCATGGCGCGCTCGGCTTCAGACGCCGTCTCGATGGTGGCGCGGGCCTGCTCCTCCGTCGCGCCGGTGACGTCCTCGCTGGCTTCTTTGTGCTTGCGCAGCGCCTCCTCGACTTCGGCGATGTTGGCGGCGGCCTGCTCGGGGTTGCCCTTGTCGGTGCCCTGCGTCAGCTTGATCCACAGCCGCGCGCCTTCCTCGCCGAGCGCCTCGAGCTGCTGCTGCAGCGCATCGAAGCCGCCCATCGACTCGGCGAAGTCGACGACCGCATCCCGGCCCTTGTTGCGGTCGAACATCCCGAACAGCGCCCGGCCGATCTGGATGGCCGCCTGCGCCGCGGCGACGATGGTGCCGATCCCCGACGTGATGCTGGTGAACCCGCCCAGGATCGACGTCAGGCCCCCGCCGCTGGTCATCTTCTCGAAGCCGCCTTTCATGTCGCCGATGGCGCCATGAACCTTGGAGAAGGCCGACACGGTCGCGCCGAGCTGTCCGAGCAAGTTGTTGCCCAGGAGGCCGCCCAGATTCGACACCGCGACGCCGAGCTTGTCGAATTCCTGCGTGACGGTCGGCAGCTTCGCGAGGTTCTGAAAGAACGCTTTCGCATCGGCGGCGTTCTCGTTCAGCGCATCGCCGAACGCATCGCCGGCTATTTTTAATTTCCGGCCCGCTTCATCCGCGCCGATGCCGATCTCCTTCCAGCCCCGCGTAATATCCGGGAGCTGGTCAGCGGCTGACCGATTCAGCTGCACGAACCGTTGAATGCCTTGGCCGATCGCCGCGAAATGTTTGGCATTGTCCGCGTCGAGCTTCGCGAGCCGGTCCCCGAACTGCCGCATGCTGGCAAAAATCTTGTCGTCGGCGGCCTTCTGCTGGTCGGCCGCGGCCTGCGCTTTCCGCGCGGCGGCCTCGCGCTCTTTCGCCAGCCGCTCGAGTTCCTCGGCGCCGGCCGTGACCCCCGTCGCGGGGAGGTGGACATCCTTCCCCGGCCCGCCCGTCCGCGGCGCCCCGGCGCCGAGCGCGGCGCGTTCGACGATCGCCGCGCTGCCGCGGAACTTCAGCACGTTGGCGATCATCTCGCCCGTGATCACGGTGACCCGCGTCGCGAGATTCTCCCAGGCTTGCTTCGCGTCCGCCAGGCGCCGGATGGTGTCGTCGGCCATGATCTGCGCGGCGTCGCCCGTCTTGCTCAGGCCGGCCGAGATCGCCGCCCCGAGCGCGCCGCCCGCCTTGCCGAGCAGCTCGATTTCCAGGCGGGCCCGCATGGCGGGGTTTTCGATCTTCTGCAGCGCGTCGGTGATGGCGATAAAGGCCTGTTCCGGGGACATCTGCCGCACCGCGTCGAGGGAGAGCCCCAGGTCGGTGAGCGCGTGCGCGGTGGCTTTGCTGCCTTCCGCCACCTTCTGATTCATCTTGAAGATGGCATTCCCGACGTCGTCGATGGATGCGCCGGACTGCTCGGCCGCGTAGGTGAAACGCTGGACGGCGCCGGTCGAAATGCCGAGTTTCTCGGAGAGGTCGGTGACCTTCTCGGCGGCATCGAAGACAGACGCGACGAAGCCCATGACGGCGTCGACGGAAAACGCGATGCCGACCGCGCCGGCCAGCGAGAGCAGGCCGCCCTTGATATCGGCGAATCCGAGGGAGGTCTTCTTGGTTTCCTGATTGACCTGGCGCGTCGCCTTCTCCAGGTCCTGCATTTCCTTCGGCGCCACCTGGCCGAGCGCCTTGTACTTCTCGATGGCCTCGGCGAGCTTGGCGTTGACCGACGCCTGCTCTTTCGCGGTCAAGGCGGTGGCGCCGCCGATTTCCTGAATCGCCTTGGTCATAATCTCCGCGTCCTGCACGAGCTTCCGCCCGCTGAACGCATTGGCGACCTTGTCGACCTTCTGCGCGACCGCTTCGGCGTTGGACTGGAAATCTTTGAGCTTGACCGTGGATTGCTGGACGGCGTCGTAGAACGACTTGAAGTCGGCGACGAATGTAGCGGTGATAGGCATCAGCCGTCGACCTGTTCGGAGAGGCTATCCACTAGGACGCGGTAGACGTCGCGGTCTAGTTCGCCGACCCATTCGTAGCGCCATCCAAAGACCCGGGCGATGGCCAGGTCGGATCGGACTTGTTGGTCCCACTGTCCGTTTTTTTTTCGTCCTCGCGCTCGCGGTCCATCGTGCGCTCGTGCGTCTCGACGGCTTTGAGGATTTCGGCGAAGGAGTCGACGTCGAGCATCTCGAGTACGTCGGCGACGACGTCCTCGGACTGGCCGCGGATGATGACGGGTTGATCGTCGGCGTCGGTAATCGACCAGTCGACGAGATAGACCACCATCTTCGACAGGCCGACTTGCAGCGAATCGATTTCGTCACCGGTGGCGCCCTTGCGGATCATGCGGCGAAAGACGCGGCGGGTCTCGCCGGCCGTCAGGTGTTTCTTGACCACGATCCAGTCACCGCGCGACAGCGCGAGCCGGAGCGTTTCGGGGCGGCGGATTCTACTGGACATAGGGGGTCCCGTCCTCGATGGGGTTCCCGAGTTTCGCCATGAACGGCCCGGCGACGCGGGGGACCGGGGTCTCGATCGGCCACACCCACTCGCCCTTGGCGTGCGGCGCCACAAACTTGAGCGGGCGCTGCGTCAGCTTGAAGGCGTCGGCCAGCACGATCGTCCCGGTCACCGACCACGCACGCGTCACCGGGTCGCGCGTCACCGTGTAGCCGTTGACCGCCGCGGCGGTGTAGTAGGCCCAGCGGATCGACGCGACGACCCCGGTAATCCCGGCCGGCATTTACCGCGGCGCCGCGGGTGGCGGCGGCTCGGGGCCGCGCTCGTCGCGCCGCTCGCGGCCGCGCGCCGTGGTCACGCCCGCGGGCTCGCGCGTCCAGTCGCCCGCCCCGACAAACGACGAGCTGATCGACACGGCCCCGGTCGCCGTGACGTTGATCGACGCGTCGAGATACGCCGGCCCGATCCAGAAATAGGTGGGCTCCAGCGACGACGGCATCAGCTTCAGCGTCGCCGCCGTATCGCCCGCGGCGACGTCGAAGAGGTCCATCTCGGTGTTCTCGTACCAGCCACTGAGCTGGCCCTGGATATTCGGGAGCCCCTGCACCCACTGTTTGAACGTGTCTCCGACCCTTTGTTACGAGCCTGCAACGAACCCAGACTCGGGCCGATCATTTCTGTCGGCCTCTCACGGTTCCTGCTTTCCGTGAGTGCGGACTATCGCATCACCCGGCCGTCGGCCGGGGCTTCTGGGCTTAGTCTCTCAGGCTGCACGGCTTGCGCCTGCTTGCCCCCTGTTTGCATCGCAGCATCCAAGTCGATCACCAGAAGTGTTTGCTCGACGCTTACGCGCCGAGAGCCCCCGTCGTTGAGGCGGTCACGTCCACCCGGTCGCGGTTCATTTCCAGCGACCAGGAATTCATCGATGCGATCACGACCGGCGTGCCCGGGTCGGCGCCGGTCGGGTCGATCAGAATTTGCCCTTTAGAACCGTGAATTCTTGCCATGTCTACTCCTCAGTCGCCGTCACCCAGATTTCGTAATGGCCGCCGCGGTGGTTCCACCGCACTTCGTTGAGATCGTCCCGTTCCTGCTCGCGCACGCGCTCGACCCGCGCGCAGTGCATGTCGACGTAGCCCACAGGCTCGAGCCGCGCGCCGTCCAGCACTTCGTGGATGCGCGCCGCCGCGGCCTTCGCCGTCTCCGCCGACGGCCCCGGCGTCACCGCCTTCACGACGTAGGTGAACACTTCCCACGCGGTCCCGCCGAACGCCGGCTCGTCGACGTGCGCGACGTGCCCCACGAGCACGAACTGCTTCGAGCCCTCGGGCGCCAGGTCGAAGTAGACGCCGTCAGGCGTCAGCGCCATCAGCGCCGCATCGCCCGCCAGCTTGGCGACCAGGGCGGCATCGACCGCCGAGCTATCCGACACGGCCCGTCACCTGGAACCCCGCGCGGCGCACGACGTCGGCCAGCGCCACGTACATCTCGCGGCGCCGGCGCGCGACGATCGGGATGAACACCCGCCCCGGGGCCATCGCCCCGCGCCGCGACCCGAAGTTCTTCGCCCGGCCGCTGGGCAGCGTCGTGACGTAGCGCGCCTGGGTGCCGTTCTCGAAAATCCAGGCATGCGGCGCCGTGCTCGTGACGATGCCCGCGGCCCCCGCCTCCGTGGTCCGCTGCACGATCTTCAGCCCCTGGCGCAGCCGCCCGCGCGGCCCCGTCGGGTACTGCGCCTTGACCTCGGCGAGCGCGCCGGCCGCCGCGCCGTGAATGATCGGCGCCGCGTCGTCGCGCAGATGGCCCGGCAGCTGCTGCAAGTCGCGCAGGAGCTGCTCGAGGCCGTCGAGCACCAGGCGATTACTCATGGCCGCTCCGCGACGCTGAGCACCAGCTCGCGCCCGGCTTCGTCGGGGTCGCGCAGCGCGGCGACCTGAAACGTCCGCGTCCGGCCGCTGCGCGGGTCGACGTAGGTGACGCGCGTCTCGATGGTGACGCCCGGGTGATACGGCAGCGTGATCTCGTGGGTCGCCGTCGCCAGCACCGTGCCCGCGAACGCCCGCTCCTGGTCGCGCGCCGACACCGGCACGATCGCGGCGAACGCGTCCGGCGGATCCAGCGGCGTATACCCGTCGACGAATCCGCCATCGGCGTCGGCGACGGGCGTCCCCGGCGCATCGAGCGTCACGCGCTTGTCGCGCAGGCCGGCGGGCATCATGCCAGCACCGGATCGCCAAAGCGGCGCAAGAGGCCGGCCACGCCCGGCGCAAAGTCGGTCCCGGAGTCCCGCGCCGGGGACAGCGCGAGCGTCGCCGGGTCATCGCCGCGGAAGCGCCACAACTCGCCGAGCTGCAGCAGCACCGCCGCGCGCAGGTCGGCCGGCGCATCCAGGTCGGTCACCCACTGCGCCACCAGCGCCGCCCCGGCCGGCGACCGCTCGACGTAGCGCACGATCGCCGCCTCGGCCGCGTCGAGCTTCTCCTGGACGTCCGGATCGTCGGGATGCCCGGGCGGCGTCGCAATCCGCAGGTGCATCTTGGCGGCGGCGAGCGTCACGAACTGCGCCGCCATCAGCCCTTCCCCTGCTTGACCTGCAGCACCCAGCCACTGCCCCCGCCCGGCCGCATGTTGGTCGTCGCGGTGCAGGACCAGAGCGCGCCCGCGTGGGTCACCTGGTCGCCGGCCGTGTAGGTGCGCGCCGTGTCATAGACGCCGCAGTACCGCGGCAGCGTCAGCCGCACCGTGCCCCACGGCGTCACCGTGTCGCCCGCCTTGACCCCGAACGTAATCAGCCGCTCGTCCTCGCCGTCCTGCGTGACCGTCAGCGCGTCGGCCGTCACCCCGGGGGCGCCGTCCTGGCCGTCGGCCCCGGCCGGTCCTGGCGGCCCGGGCACGGGCGGACGGGCCTCCAGCGCGGCGAGCCGCTCGAGCACCGGTGACAGCGCCGCCTTCATCGCCAGCAGGACCGTATCGGCGAGCCGTTCGGAGAGGTCAGCCATACAGCAATCCCGCGGTCAACCGTTTCGTGAACTGCGCCAGGTCGACGTCGTCGTCCTCGTCCTCGGGCGGCGCGGCCGGGGCCGGCGGCGCCGGCTTGCTGAAGGGCGCATCGGCGTCGCGTTCGGCGAGCGCCCGCAGCGAAAACATCTGCTGCTGCATGTAGGGCGTATCGCCGCCCGTCACGGCCCCGATGCCGAAGTACTTGGCGCGCGCCTCATCCGGTGAGAGCACGCCGCCGGCGACGCCCTGCTGCGCCGCATCCGTCCGCGCCTTCGCGTCCATCCAAATGAGATCGTCGATGTCCAGCTCGGTGCCGAGCGTGCGATCGGGGACGGTGGTCAAGCCGAGCCCCTCGTCGAGCGAGTTCTCCAGCGCGACGATGAGCGCCTGCAAGCATTGCGAGAAGTATTGCTGCGTGAGCGGCTCGTTGTTCGCGTAGGGCACCGGCTGGCTGTTCACCAGCGAGACCGGCACGTGGTAGCAGGCGCACACGGTCTCCACCGTCCACTGCAGCTGCTCGACCAGCTGCGCATCGACGGCATTGACTGACATCGCCTCGTACTTCAGCCCGTCGCCGAGCACCGCCACCTTACCGACGTTCGCCCCGCTATAGGCGGTGTCCCAGTACAGCTTCAGCCGCTGCGCGGTCTCGTCGGTGATGCTGCCGGGCGCCGTCAGCACGCCGCCGGGATTGCTGCCGCTGGCGAAGAACGTCGACGAGTTGTCCTGAATGTTGAGGCCCTGCAGCGCCGCCAGGCCGCAGGCATAAATCGGCGACACGCCGATCAGCGGATGGAACAGCGGCACCATCAGGTCATGGATGACTTCACTGGCCGGCACCGCGACCGCCGTGCCCTCGGGCGTGATGCCGGCCAGCTCGCTCGCCCCGAGCTGGTAGTAGACCGCGCCGTCAGGGGCGACGAGCGGCTTCACCGACTGCGGGTCGAGCACATACAGCGCCACCACCACGCCGCGCTGGTCCCGCTGCTTGAGCACGTAGGTGTTGCCGTGCGTCAACTTCGAGACCAGCCACTGCTCGAGAAACTTGTTGATGATTTGGTAGCGGTTCGGTTTGCGCAGCACCGGCGAAAAGGCGGGGCTGGCGGTCTCCCGCCAGATCCCCGCGCTGTCCTGCTCGACGAGCCGCAGCCGGAGTTTGCCGATATCCGACGCGATCAGCGTCGTGCAGGCAAACACGGCCGGCGAACCCAGCACCGACGGCACCGAGCACTCGTCGTTCCGCTGCCAGGCGCCGAGGTACGGCTCGCGGACAATCGGCCACCAGCCGCCGCGCGGGCTGACCGCGGTCGCGCCCGCCGGCGTCGCCCGCGCCCGCGCCCGCGTCAGCTCGAACCCAAACAGCTTCACCGATCCTGGTCCTTGCGGCCGTTGCGCCCCGTCGGGGGGTCGGTCGTGAACACCTCGCCGGTCGGCGACGGCCACGCGGTGGCGGTGAGGTACTTCACCGAATTGACGCCGATGCGCTTCCAGTTGATGAACCGCTCGGCGCGCAGCCCGACGTTGTTGGTCTGCCAGAGCGAGACGTAGACGGTGGTCGCATCGGCCGGCGAGGCCGGCGCGCTGTCCATCTGCAGCGACGCTTCGCGCGACGCGTCGATGGTCACGCCACCGTCGTCGGCGAAGAGGATGTACTCCGGCTGCAGGGCGATGACGTTGGTCGTCAGCGTGTTGCTGGTGATGAACGTGAGCCCGCGATAGCTGCCGCCCGAGATGCCGATGCCCGGGAACTGCGGCGAGCCGTCGAGGTTCGACCGGAACGACAGCGCCAGCGCATTCGCGGGCGACATCAGGAACACCAGGCCATCCACCGGGATGTTGTTCGCGGCGAAATGGTTGATGAGCCCCATGATGTCGGCGAGCGGATTGGTGGTCGCGGCGGCCGTCGCCGCGCCGTTGGTGATCGACGCGGGATTGACGCCCGCCACCGCCGCCACCGCCGGGTTGACGAACTGCCCGTCGAGGAACTGCGCGATCCCCTTGATCATGTCGTTGCGCGCGAGTGCCTCGGCCGACGGATTCGACAGCCGCACCAGCTCCTCGGTCAGCACGATGATCCCGGCGACCTTGGTGATGTCGAGGGTCTCGCTGCTGAACGCGAGCGAGGTCACCGGCTTCGGCTTGCTCTCACCGACCCACCCGTAGGTCCCACCCGCGGTCTGGCTGGGGACCTTGCAGTTGAACGGCACCTGGCGCAGCCCGGGGATGCGGCCGATGATGGTCGCCGGCCGCAGCAGCTCGAGGAAGTCATCGGCGATGACGCGGTTGACGAGCGGCGCCGCCCAGGTCGCATCGGTCGTGGTGCCGGGCGCCACGGCGGCCTTGAGCGCCAGCGCGACTTCGGGCGTCGAATCGTTCCACCGCTGCGCGTACTGCGCCGCCTCGAATTTGTTGCCGTGGCACACCATCTGCGCGCAGGCCAGGCGCACAAACGCGGTGCCCTTGGGGACGTTGGCCTTCACCTGCACGACCGGCGTGCGCGGGTTCGGCGTCGTCGGCACGGGCTTGGCGCTGTCGGCGTTGAGCGCGTCGAGTTCCCGCAAGCGCGTGATGTGTGCGTCGATTGACTTCACCCGCGCGGCGGATTCGTCGTACGCCTTGGTCTGCTCCGGCGTCAGCGTGACGTTCTCGTTACCGGCGGTGGTCATCAGGTCGGTCATGCTGGCGACGGCCGCAGCGCGGCTGGTCTCGTGGGCGGTGATTTGTTCGGAATAGGTCTGCATCGGGAGTCTCGTCGGAATGCTCGCGACGCCGAGCGGGGGGAAGGCCAGGCCAGACGCGGCCGATTTGATGTTCGTGATCGTGGCCTCGACGTTCATCGGAATCGTCACGGCCGAGAGTTCCGCCCACTGCCACCGCTTGATGTGATTGCCGCGCTTGAGCGGCACCATCTCCAGCGGCTGAAACCCGATCGACAGCCCGCGCACCAGCCGCGCCTTCACGCTCTGCCACGCCTCGTCGAGCCGGTCGCGCAGCGCGCCGGGTTCCTCGACTTTGGCGAAGCGGGCCTTAATGCGAATGCCGGTCGGGGTGACCTGCGCATCGATGACTTCGCCGACGGGCTGCGCCTGGTTGTGTTGCCAGAGCAGCGGAATGGGCAGCGTGAACAGCGCCCCGCCGCAGTCGACGATATCGCCGCCGCGGTCGGTACAGGGCGTCGTGGCGACGCCGTCGATTTCGCGGAGGTCGCCGTCGAACGATTTGACTTCGAGGGTCGCGTAAGCGCGGTCGAGCATGGGAATGCTCGACAGCGTGCGTCAGCTCGAGGGCGCGGGCGATTTGAAAACTTTTAATTGCTGCCGGATGATGGCGGGCAGGGATTGGCGCAGGGCGAGCGCGCGCCGGGCCAGCGCGTCGAATTCCTTCGAGGGCAGGCGAATCGTCAACGAGACCGACGGGTCCGCGGCGTCGAGCGGCGGGCGGCCCCGCGGCTTTTTCACGGCGACGCCCCCAGCACCAGCATCTGGAACTGCTTCGACGGGCCGGCGCTCCGCAGCGCCCCACTCAGCGCCGAGAGCAGCGCATCGATCGCGTCGATTTTGTTCGGCGATTCCGGCCCCTCTTTTTTCGGCAGGATGGAATCATTCGTCCGCCGCTCGACCACGACGTTGGACGCTTGCCAGCGGAGACACGCGTTGCCGTCATGCCGGAAGCGCCCATGCCGAATCCGGGTTTCGAGTTCGCGCGCCGGCGCCGTGGTCGTGTTCGCGTTCTTCGGTTCGACGCGTGCCGGAAATCCGTCGTTGAACAGATTGCCCACCAACTGCCCCGACCCAAACTGGTCGAACACGATGTCCTGCACCCGGAACTGCGCACACCACGCGCGGACGTCCCGCTCAATCCGGCTGTAATCAATCATCGACCCGTCGGTGAGGATCAGCAGCCCGGCCTCAGCCCAGAGCCGGTACTCCGGCACGGCCCGCGCCCGCGCCTGCACCACGCCCTCCGGCAGATAGCAGCGGACAAACCCGTAGAACACGTCGTCACGCTTGAACACCGCCGCGACCGCGGCGAGGTCGTCGAGCTGCGCCAGGTCGCCGCCAATCCAGCAGGACTCCCCGGCGAAGTCGCCCAGGCGCAGCGACGGATCCGCGCACGCGTCCCACTCGGCCATCGACAGCCAGGCCGACGCCGCATTCGACCACTCGCTGCAGCACTTGACGCGAAACTCTCCATCGAGCCCGGGCGTCTGCTGCGCGTCACTGCAATACCGCCGCATATAGTCCAGCGTCGGCGTCACCCCGAGCATCGGGTTCGCCTTGATCCACACGCGCTCGTCGCGCCAGTCGTCGCCCTCGTCGATGGTGTAAATCGCGCCGAGCAGATGGTCCGCGACAAACACCCCCTCGAGCACCTTGCAGAGCGTCGACCGCAGCGCGTAGCCGATCGAGAGCTGGTTGTACCCGGCCGTGGTGGGACAGAGCAGCAGCGGATTGGCCCGCGCGCCCTGACTGCTCTTGAGCACGTCGTGCAGCTCGAACGTTTGCGCATGCGACTCGTCGAGCACGATGCACGACGGGTTCAGCCCGTCCTGGGTCGATGCTTTCGCGTTGATCGGTTTGATGGTGCCGTCGACCGTGGTGATGCTATTGGCGTACGCCTGCACGCCCTGGCCCTTGAGCCACGACGACGCAAACACCATGCGCTGGGCAATCCCGAACACGATCCGCGCTTGCGACCCCGTCGTTGCCCCACACACCACCGACGGACCGGGCTCGTTTTCTCGGAGCAGATGGAACAACACGATCGCCGCCATCAGCGTGCTTTTGGCGCCCTTGCGCCCCAGCTCGAGATACAGCGTGGTAAACCGGCGGCGCGCCAGGTCGCCGCGCACGCGCCAGCCAAACAGCAGCATGACCACAAACACCTGCCACGGTTCGAGCCGAATCGTCGCGGTCGACCAGCGGCCCTCGACATGCGGCAGTCGTTCGATGAACGCGCAGGCGTCACGCCCGTGGGTCGGACTCCACACGTACGGCCAGCGGCGATCCCGCGCGAGATCCGCCGCTTGGCGCGCGCACGCGAGCTGCACCCACTTGCACGCGACAATGCGCCCGGCCGTGACACCCGCCGCGTACCGGCGCGCAATGCTCGCGTAATCGCGCCGCGACACCGGAACGTCCACGACCGCAGCCGGCGCCGATGCCGGCGGCTTCGGCGCGCGACCCGGACGCAAGGTTCCGCGCCGCTGCTTCTCGGCCTCAGGCAGCGCCGGCCGCCCGCGTTTCGGTCGGGTCAGCGACGCCGTACTGGTCATCGGGATTTTTGGTTCTCGGAAAATCTGCC